TTATGGCAAATCAAAGCAACAAGAACAGGGAAGTCAAAAAACGTAATCAAATAAATATTAACTTTGCAAAATACAGTAACAAAGGTTTTGTTAGTGAAATTATTACATAGATATGATAAATAACCCAAAGTTTACTTCTGGAGTAGGTTTTCCTAATCAATTTGCTTCAGACTTAGAGAAAGAAACGTTGGAGTACGGTCTTCGTGTAGGTCAAGCAATTGAATCAGAATGGTTCTCAAGAGATCACGGAACTTCTTTATATGGAGAGATGAGGTCAGAGTATTTGACAAGGAGGCTTTATGCCAGGGCTGAACAGCCAGTAGAGAAATACAAAAATGAATTATCTGTAAATGGAGACTTGTCTTATCTTAATTTAGATTGGACTCCTGTTGCTATTATTCCCAAATATGTTGATGTAGTAGTAAATGGTATTTCAAACAGGCTTTACGATGTAAAGGTAGAGGCTGTAGATTCATACTCTAGTGAAATGAGGGAATCGTTTAGGAAAGAAATGGAAGCTGATATGGTTGCTTATAAACCATTAAAGACTTTAAAAGAACAAACTGGAGTAGATGTTTTTAATTTTAGTGAAGAAGAATTGCCTAGATCTGAAGAAGAATTAGGTCTTTACATGAAATTAAAATATAAACAAGGCATTGAGATTGCTGAAGAAACAGCTATAAACTCTATACTTGAATTAAACGATTACGATGAGTTATCTAAAAGAGTTACTGAGGACAATGTAGTTTTAGGTATTTCCGCAATGAAACACAGTTTTGATGTTCACGATGGAGTGAATATTGAGTATGTTGATCCTGTTAACTTAATATATTCTCCAACAGAAGATCCTTCTTTTAAAGATTGTTATTATTACGGGGAAGTAAAAAACGTACACATTACTGAATTAAAAAAAATAAATCCTGATTTATCACAAGAAGAACTAGAAGAGCTTTCTAAGATGGCTAGTAGATTTGATGGGTATAAGACTACTTTAAATCAATCTACTCAAAGTGGTTTAGATAAGTCTAATGTGTCTTTACTTTATTTTTGTTATAAAACAGATAAAGACGTAGTTTATAAAATTAAAAAAACAGATACAGGAGGAGAAAGACCTATCAAAAAAGACTCTTCTTTTAATCCAGAGGAAAGCGAAAGATTTGTAAAAGCATCTAGAAGAATAGATGTTTGGTATGAAGGAGTAATGGTTCTTGGAACGAATAAGTTGATTAAGTGGGAGTTGATGAAGAATATGGTTAGACCTAAGTCTGCTTTTCAAAAAACAGTAGCTCCATACTTACTTTCTGCACCAAAAATGACTAAAGGTAAAGTTGATTCTTTAGTAAAAAGAATGATTCCTTTTGCAGATCAAATACAATTAGTTCATTTAAAACTACAACAAGTAGTATCAAAGATGATTCCTGATGGTGTTTTTATAGATGCAGATGGGCTTAATAGTGTTGATTTAGGTAATGGTGCATCATACAATCCTTCAGAAGCTTTATCAATGTACTTCCAGACAGGTAGTGTTATTGGTAGGAGTTATACTGAGGATGGAGAGTATAACAATGCTAGAGTACCTATACAGGAATTAACAAGTAGCGGGTCTAACGCGAAAATATCTAGTTTGATTAATATGTACAACTATCAGCTCAACATGATTAGAGCTGCAACAGGTATTAACGAGGCAAGAGACGGAAGTACTCCTGACAAATACTCTTTAGTAGGTATACAAAAATTAGCCGCTTTAAACAGCAATACAGCTACTAGACATATAGTTCAATCAAACATAAACATTACTAGAAATCTTTGTACTGCTTTATCATACAGGATATCTGACATATTAAAATATTCTAATTTTAGCGAGGATTTTGCCAAAATGATTGGTAAAAACAACTTTCAAATAATTACTGAAATACAAAACCTTCACTTGCATGACTTTGGTATCTATATAGAACTTGAGCCAGATGAAGAAGAAAAACAACTTCTAGAACAAAACATTCAAATATCTCTACAGTCTCAAAAAATAGATTTAGATGATGCTATAGATATTAGAATGGTTAAGAATCTAAATTTAGCCAATATGTTACTCAAGGTTAGAAAATCTAGAAAACAGGAAATGGATTTGGACTTGGAGCAAAAAAGAACTAAAATGCAATCTGATGCAAATGCTCAGTCAGCTCAAGCTGCTGCTCAAGCTAGAACTCAAGAGAACAGTGTTAAGTCTCAATCAGAAGCTCAATTAGCTCAACTAAATAACAAGTTAGAGTTGCAAAAAATGGAAGCAAAAGCTAGACTTGAAAAAGAATTAGAGCAAATGAGATTTCAGCATCAAGTTGAATTAAAGAAGATGGAGATTGAAGGTTACACTAATAGAGAGTCTGTTAAAGAAGATAGAAAAGACAAAAGAACAGAGAAGCAGGCGTCTCAACAAAGTAAAATGATTAATCAAAGAAAAAAAGATTTACCACCTACAGATTTTGAGAGTCAACAGCAAGAGGCTCAAGATCCTATGAGTGGAATGATACAAAAAATGAACCAACAAAACATGTTGTAATTTGTATTACTTTTGTAAAGTATAATTTAATTTAATTTATTATGAGTGATGACACAATTAAGGTAGACCTTACCCAAAAGGGAGGTGATGCCGTTAAAGACAAATCAGCAGATGTTGATTTTAAAGTTGATTTATCTAAGCCTCCAGCAGAAAAGAAAGAGGAAGATAATAAACAAGAGGATAAAAAAGAAGCTGATTTAAAAGATCAGGCTGAAGAAACTGATAAAAAAGAAGTTTCAGAAGAGGATAAAAAAGAAAAATCTACAGAAATCAATTCTGACGAAAAGGAAAAGAAGGAAGTAGAGGAAAAAAAACTTACTAAAGAAGAAATATTAAGCTCGTATTTAACAGATAAATACAAGATTGATGTTGATACTTTAGAAGACGTTCTTTCAAATAAGGATAAAAAAGAAGTTCAAGAGCTTCCTGAAGAAGTTGAGAAATATCTTCAATATAAGAAAGAAACAAAAAGAGGGTTTCAAGATTATATGAAGTTACAACAAGACTTTAATGATGCTGACGAAAACAACTTACTTACTCAATATTATAAAGAAACTAATCCAGGCTTAAATGACGAGGATGTTAATTTTTTAATAGGAGAGAAGTTTGATTATGACGACAATATTGATACTGAGTCTCAGAAGAAGGTTAAGCAACTTGAAAAGAAAAAAGAATTATTTAAAGCTAAAGAGTATTTTAATAATCTAAAGGAAAAATACAAAGCTCCGCTTGAGTCAAGTGCTGAGAATGTGCCAGAAGAGTATAAAGAAGCTTTTAGTTTTTATAATAAACATCGGGAGGAATCCGAAAAAAACAAAAAGATACAAGACGATCAGCGTAATGTCTTTGATACTAAAACGAGAAAACTATTCAATGACGAATTCAAAGGTTTTGAATTTAATGTAGGAGAAAAGAAATTAACGTTTAAACCAAAAGACACTAAAGAAGTTATGGAGAATAACAGTAACCTTAACAACTTTATTTCAAAACACATTGACGACAAAGGATCTTTAAAAAATGCAGCTGACTATCATAAAGCTATGGACATAGCTATGAACCCAGAAAAATATGCAAAATTCTTTTACGAGCAAGGTAAATCCGATGCAGTAAATGAAGTTGTAAAAGACGGGAAAAACATTGATATGAATGTTAGAGGCAATGTGGATTCACCTAAAACAGGAACTAAGTTCAGAGTCTTACAAGATTCTGGAGATTTTAGTTCAGGATTAAAAATTAAAAAACGTTAAATCATTTAAAAAATTTTAAAAATGGCACAATCAATCACATTTGGAGGAGCTGGAACCGTAGGAGGTTCTACTTCTTTGACTCCAGCGCCATCTAAGGGATTACAAAATTCAAACTACCTTAGTAACGCTGATTACACTTTCGCACAACAATTCTTACCAGACTTGTATGAGAAAGAATTCGAAAAATACGGAAACAGATCTATCGCTTCTTTCTTAAGAATGGTAGGAGCTGAACTTCCATCTAGCTCTGATTTAATCAAATGGAGTGAGCAAGGAAGATTGCATGTACAAGCTGCAGGTACTATTACTGACGGTGATACTATCGCTGTAACAGGACACGACTTTAGAACTAATCAAACAATTATTGTTTCTAACGCTGATGCTTCTATTCAAATCAAAGCTTTAATTACTGATGCAAGCGCAGCTGACTCTATTGAGGTAGCTCCTTACTCTCACTCTGACATGGTTACAGGATCAGGTTCTTTTACCGCTGCTGATGCTGTAAAAATCTTTGTATTCGGTTCTGAATTTAAAAAAGGAACAAATGGAATGTCTGGATCTTTACAAGCTAGCTTTGAAGCTAAAGAGAACAACCCAATCATCATCAAAGACAAGTATGAAGTAAGTGGTTCTGAATTAGCACACGTTGGATGGGTAGAAGTAACTACTGAAAACGGAGCTTCTGGATACTTATGGTATTTAAAATCTGAGCACGAAACAAGACTAAGATTCGAAGACTACCTTGAAACTTCAATGGTAGAAGGAGAACCAGCTGCTGCGTCTTCTGCTGCTTTAAATGCAGGATACAAAGGTACAAAAGGTCTTTTCTATGAAATCGAAAATGGAGGAAACACTTCTTCAGGAGATATCACAGATAGAGATGACTTAGAAGCTTTTGCTAAAGTTCTTGATAAAGAAGGAGCAATCCAAGAAAACGTTCTTTTCGTAAACAGAGATACTTCTTTCAAAATTGACAGAGTATTAGCTGAGCAAAACAACTCTGGAGCTTCTACAAGTTCTTACGGTTTATTTGACAACGATGAAGATATGGCTTTAAACTTAGGATTTACTGGGTTTAGAATTGGATATGACTTCTATAAGTCTGACTGGAAATACTTAAACGATGCTACTACAAGAGGTAACATTGGTGGTGTTGACGGAATTATGGTTCCTGCTGGGACAACTACTATCTACGATCAAGTATTAGGACAAAACGCTAAACGACCATTCTTACATGTTCGTTACCGTCAGTCTGCTACTGAGGACAGAAAGTACAAGTCTTGGGTAACTGGATCTGCTGGTGGAGCATCTACTACAGATAAAGATAACATGGAAGTACATTTCTTATCAGAAAGAGCACTTTGTGTTATGGGAGCAAACAATTTCATATTGATGCAATAGTACACACATTAAGGAGGGTGTCTTATAGATGCCCTCTTTATTTTTTTAATTTAATTTAATTTTTAATATAATGGCTACAAAAACCACAAAAAAAGGGTACTCTGCTCTTTTCCCTAACTTACAACCTAAAACTAGGGTTTTCGTTTTAACAAGTAACAGAACACCAATAAGACATATGATCGCTGTAAAGCATACAGGATCAAAACCACTAACCTATAATGATAATGGTTTGAATAGAGCTTTAAGATGGGCTACAAACCAAGTAACGCCTTTTGTTGATGAACAAGATGGATTAGTTACATTATCACCAATTGTTTTTGAGAACGGGACACTTATAGTTGATTCTTCAAATATGAATCTTCAAAAATTTCTTATGGTTCACCCTTCTTTTGGAGTGAAATTTGAAGAGTTTGATAAAGAAAAAGACGCTAATGAGGAGGTTCAAAATATTGTTGGAAAATTAGATGCTCAGATTGCTGCTAAGGATTTAGATATAAACGACTTAGAAGCGATTGCAAGAGTGGTTTTAAAAGGAAAAAGCAATATATCATTAATGACCTCTTCAGAATTAAAAAGAGATATGATTATATGGGCTGGAAACAACCCAGAAGAATTTATGGATCTTTTAAATGATGAAAACTTAAAGCTAAGAAACTTAGCAGTAAGGGCTGTAGAGATGAATATTCTTTCTATCAAGTCAGATAACAGAACAGTTGTTTGGGGAGATAAGAAAAGTGCTAAAGTTATTGTTGCACCATACGGTGAAAACGTTTATAGTGCTTTAGCTTTATTTTTCAAAACAGATGAAGGGTTAGATGTATTACAAAAAATAACCAACAAGCTATAATACTAACGTATTTACCGTGAAAGGAGAGAAGGAGGTTGCAATTTGTGACCTCTTTTTTTTTGTACTTTTGTAAAAAATATATCCCATGATTAACAGTGTAAGAAACACAGTCTTATTTCTTTTGAATAAAGATAATAGAGGGTACATTGCTCCTTTAGAGTTTAATTACTTTGCTAAACAAGCTCAATTAGAGATATTTGAACAGTATTTTTCAGATTATTCTAAAGCAATGCAATTACAGAATGCTAGAAAAAAAGCAATAGGACACGGAGATACTGTATCTCAGGTTCAAAATAAAATAGATATATTTACTACCAGCTCAACTTTAAATTATAATGATGTTGACCCTACATCTGTGGGAGGTGTAAATGACTATTTTATTCTTCCATCTAATCTTTATAAACTTGTAAACGTTACGTATAAAGGAAAAATAGT